AAACCTGTTCGGTATGTGGGAAAAAGAAACCAAAATCGTTGGCATTTTGGGGACAAAACCGTGATGGCTCGGAAGGTCTATACAGTATCTGCCGACAATGTAAACGAAAAATTGAGGCCAAGCGGCAACGCACAAAACGCGCAAAATAGCGCGTTCTGTGGTGTTGGTGTAACATTTTCGCTATACAGTTATTGACACGGGATTGTGTCATCTGCAATTGTACCACAGGTAGGCGCGATAGGGTAGGGGGAGATGTTGCCCAGTTTTTACACGAACTATTGACAAATCGCATACTTGTGTGGTACGATTTTTAGTAGAGTTAAAAGGTCTTTTTGGAATAAAAAAATAAGGTTATTTTTAGCATACAAATTCTCCTAGGCAAAAACCCTCACATAATCCTTACCCCCTCAGTCGTGTGGGGGTTTTTGATTTTACTTACAATTGTAATGATTTTGGTGAGTGTTATGAGACGATGGAACAGGCGGCTAGATAAATGATTGTACACCGAGGCGCAAAAACTAGCGGCGCGTAATTACAGTTATTCGATTGTGCGCTCTGGTTACGATTATTATGTAGCGACGGTGTTTAGCCTTCCTGGTTGTAAAACCGATGGCAAAACGATAGAAGCAGTCAAACAAAACATGGAAGTCGCCAAAGCCGATTACATTTATGCGCTGTTAAGTCTCGCCCAACCCGTGCCGGATGTGGATAGTCTTGGCTGTCATGTGATTATAACACCGGATAATAGCGAATGCCTGACAACAAAAACATTTGGCAACGGCTAACCAAAAGACTAACATTATGTTGGTTTGTCCTCCACAAACTTCATTCAGACGCAATCGCCGAATCGGATGATTTTATCCATACCGCCAACACTTTTTATCAGGAGCGAGAGCGAAATCTAAAGCCATAGCTTTTGCCACCTGTTGCTTGGAGAGCTAAACTCAGAGTAAATAAAACATATACCCGCCCAGTATTCTCTATTGACCCTGAAGACTACGATTAGTTAGACCATGACCAAAAACAGTTTAGAGAAAAAACTTACTCGCAAACAACTAATGTTTATTGAAGAATATTTAGTAGACTTTAATGCCACAAAAGCTGCTATTCGCGCTAGATACTCAAAAAAGTCGGCTTACGCTATTGGGGCAGAGAACCTAAGGAAACCTATAATTTCAGAAGAAATCTCTATCCGCCTTAAAGAAAAGGCGTTAAACCCCGAAGGAATTGTGTATCGCCTTTCTGAAATCGCAAACGTTACTATGGAAGACTTTTTTGATTTTCATGGCAGTCTTCCCATGTTTAATCCTGACAAAGCAAAAGAACGTGGTGTTTTCCACTTAATTGAAAGCATTGAATACAGCCCCGATAAGGGGATAAAACTTAAATTCTCTGATAGGCTAAAAGCACTCGAAATGATAGGACGTTATCATGGAATATGGAAAGAACGTCATGAGGTGACGGGCGCGGATGGCAAAGATTTGCTCGGCGCGTTATTAAGCGCGTTAAACACAACGGATACAAATGACCGCGATTAGTCAACAAACATCTGTCAGATACAACTTAGATGTGTTTAAACGCGATGATTTGTTTGCTGCCAATCTACTCACGATCCGCACTAAAAAAATGCAGTTAATGCGATTTAAGTATAATCGAGCGCAACGCGATAGTTACGCCCGCATTCAGGCGACTGGCAAACGTAAACACCTATGGGTTAAGTCCAGACAACTTGGATTTAGCACTATGTTGCAGGCCATCCTATTCAGAGCAAACTGTTATCACACATCGGCGTCGCTTACATTGGCTGATACCATAGACAATACCATAAAAATGCGCGCAATTAGTAATTTGTTTTATGCCGAATGGCCGCGGGAATTTATTTTAATCAGGCCACCCCGTGACCAGGATAGTGCAGTGCGGGTAACATACCCACGCACGCGCAGCGAGAGTCTCATTGCGACTGCCGGAGCGCATAGAGCCGGACAGGGCGCAACGTATAATTATGTGCATCTATCAGAGTTAGCGCATTACAATGAAGATTCTGATAACGTGTTTGCGAGCGCATTACAGGCAGCAACGCCAGATGCGTACATTTTTGGTGAAAGCACTCCTAATGGCGCGCAAGGTAAGTTTTACGAATTATGCCAACGGGCGTTAGACGGGGACGGTGAATGGGTGCTTCACTTTTATCCCTGGTGGTGGGCTAGTGAATACAGAGTTGAATTAGAAGATGGTGAAATCATCACACCCACGCCAGAAGAGGAAGAAACAATACTAAAGGCACATCAAAACGGATTTGAACTCACGCCCGAACAAATCAAATGGCGACGTTCTAAAATCCTGGATATACCTACAACGTTTTTGCAAGAATATCCTGAAGATGTGTATACCTGTTTTCTCCGGTCTGGAAGTGGGGTATTTGGTGATTTTAGCAAAACAATTGGCAAAGAGACTAATTACGAATACTGTCCAGACCATCGTTACATCGCCGCAATTGATTGGGGTGAATCGATTGATTATACCGTGATTTGTATAATTGACAAAACGGCCAATTGTGAAGTGGTATTAGACCGATGGAACAGATTACCAGTGGACACAACCATTCGTCGTTTGGCCGATTATTGTTTACAATGGCATGTAGAGAAGATTTGCCCCGAAGCAAATAGTATCGGTTCAGTATATTCGCAATTGCTGGTTAAGGCGCTTGAGAAAAACTACACAAATCACAAAGTAATTACGTTAGTAAACAGGTTCACTACTACCAACGAATTAAAACGTATGATGGTCGACGAATTACATTATGCCTTGTCAAACGGTTTCCTCACGTTGTTACCGGATAATATCGCTAACGATGAATTACGAAAATTTTGTAGTAAACAGAACGTAAACGGCACATACCGATTCGAGGCCGTTGAAGGCGCGCATGATGACACCGTGATAGCGCGCATGGCGGCAAACTATTTTGCGCGTCATCTTATAGGATAGAGGTTAGATGTTTAACCGAATAATGTGTTTATGTAAATTGATGAAACGCAAAAACAAAAAACGTGGTAAAAACAAGGCTTATCCCACAGAGTATTATTTTGATAACGGTATACCAGAGCCGAGACAAAACCCTAGCCACATGACAATTACTAAGTAGAGGTTAGATGTTTAATAAACTTGTTAAAACATTTAGACCCAAAACTGAATTACAAAAAACGTCTGGCGCAAAGTCTTATTATCCGCTTGGGAATTGGTACGGGTTAGGTGGTGTATCGTCGCCTAACATGGATATCACAACCAGTAAACAAGGTGCGGCTATTGCGTATGCGGCTATTTATGAAGTGAATGCGGCCATTAACGCGATTGTGCGTGGTGTAGAATATTTTAACTGGACACTCACACGTTACCCAAACGGTGATAAAGAACAGGGTCAAGAACTTGCCTCCAGTACCGACTTGGCAGATCGACACGGTTTCCAAGTAGCAATGCGGAAGTTCCGTTATGAAAATGGGCAGTCGTTTATTCCGATTATTGCATGGTCGTATTTGTTATTTGGCGAAGTTTATGTAGAAAAAATACGGGAAGATTATTTTACAGCGCAATTACTTGATTGGCTTAATCCGGTAGGTGTGCAAGTAGACTATACCCAACAGATTAATGGTTATCGGTACGGATGGAATCAAACTTATCGCACATTACCGCCCGAAAAAGTGTGTTATCTGCATAATCGTAATCCAGTAAACGATTTTGAGGGATGGCCGACAGTATCAACAGTCATTGACGATGTGAATATCACCCGCAATCTTGACCGTTATTTGCGCGCTTATTTTATTAATGATGCTCGGCCAGGGATGGTCATTAGCCCACGCGATGGAAATACTATTCATCCCCAGGAAATGGAAATAATAAGAGAAGATTTACGGCGTAATAATCGAGGCGTTGATAATGCGTTTAGTGGGAGATGGTTTCCCGTTCCTGTAGATGTAACCATTCCTGAACAGGCCGACCTGTCAAAAACAACTCAGTTAGATCAAGCAACGGCGCAAAAAATATTTGAAGCGTTTGGTGTTGATCGTGCTATGTTAGGTAATATGCAGGGTTCGGAATGGAAAGATGACCAAAAAAATAAATTTTATCGTAATACAATTATCCCTTTATTGCATACTTTAGAGGATTATATCAACAAACAGGTATTGCTATTTTTTGAGCCTTCTGGCGATGTGGTTTTGGAGTTTGATACTCGCGCTTATGACCGTGTAGTTGAGAGCGATTTACAACAAGCGCAATTGGCCGACACACAATTAAAGACGGGCGTGATTACGCTTGACCAGGCGGCGACGGCTCAGGATTTACCCGCCGATGAATGGATGAAAAATCGTGTATGGAACGCGGCCACGAACACCTACATGAGCCGACTGCAATACGACGAATGGAATAACTTACAATTAGATGCGGCGCGATTACGCGCAACACCACCAACGCCGCCTACACCGCAACTCCCCTTGATACCACCAACAAATGCGCCTCCCGCATTACCAGAAATAGCACAGGCCGAGCCGGAAGACGAAAAAAATTTTGTCTGGTTAGACGGGCATAAAATAAAGTGTGTGGGTTGGGACATTAAAAATCCAGGTGAGTACTATGTAGCGGCTTATAGTGAGTTAAAAGCGTGGTTTGAATTCATTAAAAACAAGGTTGGACAAAAGAGTGTTTTGCGGTTTGAACCGATTTATTTACGTGGCACAATAGCTGATGGTATCCAATCACAATTAACAATTAATACCACTTTGCCACAAGTGAAGATTATTTTTGCTGATATATTTGATAAACTGTCTCCACATAGCGCGCGTCTTAAAGCCATACAAGCGACACGTATAGACTTTGAAGACGGTATGATGGATGCAATTAACGCAGCAGTTAACGGCAAGTTTCGACGTAGTTCGTTCACTATCGAGGTCAAACGATTAGTTTCCAGAGCAATAAATGCGGCGTACCGTGACGGATTAGGCGACGGTGGTGTAGAGGATGAACCGGATGAAGATGAATATGCCTGGATAGACCAACACATCATTGACCAACGTGAGTTTATCAAAGGTCTGGGAGACACCATTTACAAATCGGAAACCGAATTATCTTCTGATGCAGTTGAACAAAAACCTAGTATGTGGTGGAATAAATCCATTGCTCCCGCGTACTATGAAGGGTTTAATAGCGCGGCTGCTAATCAAATGATGGAATTTGTTGGCGACGATGGCCTGGAAAACTGTGCCACATGCAAACGTCTGAAAGGGCAACGTCATAGACTTAAAGATTGGTCTCGGAAAGAATTAATTCCTGGCGTAAATACAGATAATTTTGATTGTAAGGGATTCCAGTGTAAACACATATTGGCGCAAGTGCGCGCTAAAGCATACGGAAAATTTTAAATATGATCGACAAAAAACAAGTTAGTTATAAAACAGGACCCATTTGGGAAGAGTTTGACGCATGGGCAAAAATTGTTACCAATAACATCACAAATTCACGTCTGGATTACAGAGGTTTTCAATGTGGTATTCATTTAATAAACACGAATAATGATGATAATAAAAAATCTCAAAACAACAATATGAGTGAGGATAACAAATATGAACATCGAATTGCAAAACGAATTGAAGCGTAGAAACGTTCTAAACAGTGGGCTGCAAGTTGGATGGCTGTTTGGGGTTGTATTAAGCGCAATCGTTATGGCTATATTAAACAATCAAAGTGACGCTTTGATTTTGGTTAGTTTGGTCATTTTGTACTTTGTTGGTAACGTTGCTTGGCAATTTATCACAGGTATTCACCGAGACGAATAAGGAGACCAATCATGCCATTTAGTTTCAGTTGTGACAAGGAAGGCATTGGGCGTGCCATCGCGCATTACATTCGTAAAGGACGGCCTAAAGACCAAGCAGTAGCTATTGCTTATTCTATTTGTGGACGCTCCCGCAAAGATATGGCATTAGATGATAACGAAATTGACGAATCACTCTTAACAGCCGAATTGATTGCCGAGGCGCTTGAGGCATATGCGGACATCCTGGCAACGTTTGATGAGGATTGGCCGCAGGAACGTATTGAACGTGAGTTTGATGGCGATGGTAATCCGTATCAGAAATCTACTGATTGTGGATGTAGAGATAAACCAGTATCAGTCAAATCGACTAATATTGGTTTTGTAAAAGCCTTGTCAGAGACCCGTATTGGTGGTTATCTGGTTGTATTTGGAGATACGCAACATAAAGATTTGCAAGGTGAATACTTCACATGCGATACCGATTTTGGGTTAAATCTTTATTCAACACGCCCCGCT